TAACCCCGCATGACACCAGTTCCATAAGGATTGACCGGAGGGTAGTTGCCCTTGCTGTAAAAACCAGAGGACATGTTTAGTTTGTCCATTGCCTCTTTACCGGTTTCAGTCTTGGTATAAGTAGCAACATTTGTAGGCTTACCATCCATCGTATGCGGAGGAGCATAGACTTCAGCAGGGCCAACTTCTTTACCTTTTATCTTCATGCTGTACTTAGCCATCATCGACCCCTTCCAGATGAGCGTTGGTTCATGACCTTAGCCATACCACGCCCATATTTTTTCATATCGAGGTTGGTTTTACCACCCTTTTTCATGCCATGCATGGCCTTTTCATGCTTCTTGACTTCGGTTTGTGCTACTTTTTTTGCGTCCATTTTAAACTCCTAAGTAGTTACTACTGCTACGGTACCAATTTGAATGCTCAGAGCCAAGTTATTTGGCGTAAGACCAGCATCATCCGCCCTTGATCCACCCACAGGAGCATAGCCCCATTGAATAATTCTACTACCACCAGATGGAACCCCAGTTTCATCAGTTGATGGGCCAGATGTGTTCTCTAACTTTAACCCTGTTAAACCAGCCTGTATATACGTTGTATCTGGGCGTGGATTACGTAAAGCCTGTGGATCATCAACTGGATACATTCCTAATTGCAACTGTGGCTGATCTGGTTCCCAACACGTAGGACAAACAAGAATATTGACATTTTTAGTCTTAATAGTGATTTCTTTAAGCTGCTTTAATTTGTACTGAAATCCACACCTGTCGCACTCCGCGATTGCATATTTACCAGAAGCGAACCTATTAGGCATAATTAATAGAACATCTGTCTTGGAGCAAGCCTAAGCGGAGCCTTCTCTCGATCTTCAGTAGAAGCCATGGCCCACTGCTCTTCATAAGCCATTTTAAGCATCTCAAGTCTAGGAAGTGCTTCGGGGATCTTCATTGACAAGTAATAGGCCAACCCAGCTACAAGACAGGGCAGCATACGAAACGGGATGTCTTGGGTGTTTACCCCATTACCAGCATCTTGAATACGCTTTAGCCGGTAGTAAACGTAGGTGTAAAAATTGCTTTGATCTGGAGCGGGCCACACATAAATCTGAGGAAAGTTAACCCCTGTTGTTGGCTCTGTAGCACCTGATTGTCTGTCAATCCACACTTGGATTGGTCTGCCCTGGGCGTTCTTGTTGGGAATCGTGGCGTAGGTGCTGACCGAAATACGGCTAATGTTGATGTCAGTCTGCCCCACCCCAGTCTGTGTGCGGATCACAGAGTCCAACAGATCAATAGTATCAACCGGTAAGTTGTAAGCAATCTGCCCTTGGACCATCGGGATCGACCCCTCTTCAATCGTCCAAAGGTTAATCCCTCTGTTAGCCCACTCAATTGTCAACAAGTTCAAGCTACGCCTAGCCGTGCGCATGTCGTAGCCCGTGCGCAACTCAGCACCACAGCGCTCAAAAGCCTCTTCAATGAGGTTATTGAGGTCTAAATTAAAGGCTTGAGTGCCAGAGGTGGTCATTTCATCTTCTTAAGAGTCTGAGCAAAACGTGCCCGTTGACCTAGTTTACCCGGAGCCTTAGCGGCTGCAGCGAGTTTTTTGGCAGGAATAGGTTTACCCGGCTTAGCCCCCAACTGCTTGCGCAAAGCACCGGGTTTTTTGATGGCCTTTTGGATAAAGTTGGTGCTACCACCTTTTTTAAACACACCACGGCCCTTGAGAATGTCGGCTTGAGTAGTTTTACCATCACCGGTTAAATCTGGGAACTTAGCCATTATCGAAACCTCGCTGTCTTTTTTGCAATAGAACCGGGTTGTTTGACGAACTGCTTTCCTGCTGCTTTTCCTCTTCGTTTTGCTTTTGTTGATGCCGCGTATTCAGAAGGTGACAAAGCCTTAATAGCCTTCTCTGGGAGATACCGTTCGCCTGTAGCCTTTGGACCTTGAGTTGACGGTTTTCCACTTTTGGTTCTCCACTTTTGGTCGCCCCAGTCTTTCAGGCTTTTCTGAGGGGCTTTCAATCTTTATAGCCCCCGCCAGCTTTTTTGTATTGCTGGGCCATCATTTGTGCCTTGCGGGCACTCCACTGGCCTGGGGCGCCGCCTTTACCACCAGCTTTGATCCGCTCAAAGATTGACTTGCGAAGACCGGGTTTGGTGTAGTTACCAGCCTCGTTCACACGAGAAACTTTTCCGCCAGACTTCATCTTAATGGCCTCTAGTTTTTCAGGGTTCATATCACCCATACCCCGGCTCGGTCTCATTTATCGACCTTTCATTCCAACCATCTTGCCCTTGGTCAGACCCTTTTTAGCAACGCCATCACGCTTAGGGCTAGTTTTAACTTTGCCCATTTTGGAAGGAGCCGTCTTGGCTTTTAAGCCACCGCCAGCCTTCATCTTGGACATCATGCCACCACCAGCAGCCATCTTAGACATCATGCCACCACCAGCAGCCATCTTAGACGTCATGCCGCCGCCTTTCATTGCGGAGTCTTTCATCATGCTACCGTCAGGCATTCTATGCATACCACCACCAGCCATCATTTTTGTTTTTTTGTCGTGCATCATTTTGTTACTCCTTATACAAGTTGTTGAAAGTCACTTAAAATATGGAATGTTGCTGGTTAAGTACATTAAACCATCCGGCCTTTCGTCTTGCCTTTTTTAGCAATACCATCAGCCCGTTTAGAAGCTGAAGAGACCGAACCACCTTTTTTAAAATCAGCACCACCGGGTCGTGTAGCCTTGGGGCGATTCATGTTTTCTTCGGTGGGGACTTCAATCGACCGATCATTTTTAACTTCTTTCCCCCGAGCTTCACGCCTCATTTCGTCTTTGGCTTCTTTTTGCGCTTGACGCTCTTTGATTTCTTTGTTCTTAAGTCCACCACCAATTTCAGCCGCGCCAACAGCACCAAGTCCAGCGCCAGCGGCTACCTTAGCAGGGAGTTTTTTCCTCGATTCTTCAGCAGCTTTCTTTTTAGCCTCAAGCTCAAGAAGATTTTCACTCTCTTTTTTGCCAAATTTTTCAGCAAGTTTCTTTGCACCCGCACGCAGTGCCGTGCCAGCAGCTATTACAGGGAGAGTCATCTCACACCATCCTTCCGCGAGTTTTACCTTTAATTGCAATACCGTCTCCGCGCTTAGAAGCTGAAGATTTAATCATGCCACCCTTTTTAGCGCCGACAACATTGCCTAATTGAGGAGGCATTTCTTGTCGGGGTCCTCTACCTAAAAATCTAGCTGTGGGTCCAGCCCCAGCCGGAACTATGTCCCTACTGGTGCTTGTTTTAGCAGTGTCAGACCCTTTTTTTGCTATTCTTGCTGCTAAACCTTTTGCCATAGTGTTTAGACCACCAAGTAATCTACCGGGGCCAAGGTACATTTCAGGATTAACAGGCTTAAGAGCTTGATCTCCTTCAAGTTTAGCCATTTTATCTCTGTATTTTTCTGCGTCTGGGCCTCCCCCCCGAGCTTCACGAGGCAGACCAGATGCGGTTCTACCTTCTTCTTTTTTATTTACAGTGCGAGTTGGAGCATCAACTTTAGTTTTAACAGCTGGTTTAGCGTCAGCTTTTTTAACTTTTTTAACTTTTTTAGCGGGAGCGGGAGCGACGTTTAGATCCTTTAGACGATCTTTAGCCTGACCCGCAGACATATCAGCAGTGGTATCTTTACCCCCACGATCATAGCCAGCACCACCCAAACGATCTCTAGCCCGACCTGCAGATGCATCAGCAGTGGTATCTACATCTTTTTTAGAGTCGCCTTTCTTACTGCCCATCATGTATGCAGCAGCACCGAGACCACCCAGAAGGGCTAAATTACGAAGCCTCTTTCCCATCATTTATCTCCTTTGCCCGAGGGCGTCAATTTTCTCTTCAAGACGTTTAAACCCGCTGTCAAAATACTCACGGATCTTGTCCAAATCCTGCCTAACTTCTGAACGAGTGATGTGGTCACGAGCGACTTCCTCCCTTGTTCTGTTCAACAAAATGCTGATGCGCTGAAGTTCATCAAACTTGCTTTTGAGCATGAACACCATGACCCCCACAATTGCACTGAGCACCACGTTCCAAAGCATCATTTCCATCTAACACTTCCACCTTTTTCTAGCCTGACGAATCCGACTGTTTGGGTCTTTTGCTGCCTCTGGAAATTTCTTCATCTGACCAGCAGAGCGGGCGCAGAAAGACTTCCGACGCTTGGCATCCGCCGCAGACGGGTTGTCTCCAGTTACAGCAGTTTTGAGTTTTGATCCAGGGTTGGCCTTGCGATAAGCAGCAACCCCTTTGGCGGTCATGCCCGCTCCAGACTTGGTGGCACGGAAGTTTCCAGACTTCACAGAAGTCTTGATCCCCATACCTTTAGACTGTTTTGGCACGATCTAGCCGTAGAAAATGGTGACAGAGCCAATGCTTGTCACGTCTGCATACACATCCGTTTCAAACAAAACGCCCTGTCCCGGCATCAACATGTACGTTGGTTGGGTAGCAGAAGCCACCGTGTTTATTGTCATAACGGTTGAACCGCCTGAGCCACCATCTTTAAACACGACGCTTCCTGCTGTGCCACCCGGTACGATGTAAACGCTTTTTACCCGAGTTCTACCAAGATTGTTTGTTGCTTGGTCGGTGAATTGACCGTCAACAGTGATCGGTACACTCGCTTGTACATCAGTTTGCATTGCCATCTTGGTTCTCCGAGTTCTCTAACTTGGCGATGCGGGCTTTTAACTCCGCATTTTCTTTTGCCATAGCCGCTGCGATTCCCATGACGTGATCTCTTTGGCTCTCCAGAAGCCCAAGCATTGCCTGAACCTCTGGGTCTTTATGAGTCAACATTAGGACTGGGTTCCGACAACCACCCAAGTCGGGCTGCTGATTGCGCCAGTGTTGATGTAGAGCACACCAGCAGTCGAATCAACATACAGAGAACCCGTGCCAGCAAAGTTATCACCCGTGGTGCCGTTAACCGGAGCACCTGCGTCAACCATGACCACAACATCGTCTTCCATACGGATGTT